TGAAAAGGATATGATTCCTACACCTGTACCAATGATTAACGTAGCGTTGTCAGGATCGATTGATGGTGGTTTGACACCAGGTCTTACTGTACTAGCAGGACCATCAAAGCATTTTAAAACTTCGTTTGCATTGATTATGGCTGCAGCATATTTAGACAAATATGAAGATGCAGTTTTACTTTTCTATGATTCAGAGTTTGGTTCACCTCAATCATATTTTAAAACATATGGAATTAATACCGAACGTGTACTTCATACTCCTGTGATGAATATTGAGGAATTGAAGTTTGATTTAATTTCTCAGCTTGAGAACATTGATAAGAAAGACAAGGTCATTGTGATTATCGATTCTATCGGTAACATTGCTTCGAAGAAAGAATTAGAAGATGCGATGAATGAAAAGTCTGTGGCTGATATGTCACGAGCAAAACAATTGAAATCATTATTCCGTATGACTACACCGTATCTTACAATGAAAGATATTCCGTGTGTTGCAATTAACCATACGTATAAAGAACAAGGACTGTTCCCGAAAGATATTGTATCAGGTGGTACAGGCGTTTATTATTCAGCAGATAATATCTGGATCATTGGACGTCAACAAGATAAACAAGGAACAGAGATTAAGGGTTATCACTTTGTGATTAATGTGGAGAAATCAAGGTTTGTTAAAGAAAAGTCTAAATTACCTATCTCAGTTTCTTGGGAAGGTGGTGTTCAGCGTTGGAGCGGTTTGCTTGATGTTGCTCTGGATGGTGGCTACGTTGCTAAGCCTTCTAACGGTTGGTATTGTCGTGTCGACCGGAGCTCTGGGGAGCTTATGGATCCAAAGTCGAGAGAACGGGATACGCTCACTGCTGATTTCTGGGAACCCATACTGGCAGAAACAGATTTCAAAGACTACATTAAGAAAAGATTCTCAATAGCAATGGAGCCTATCGATGAAGGAGAATGAAGACTACGAGTTAGTCCCACTTGAAAATAATCCGGATGCTTGGGGTGTACGAATCACCTCAGGCATGTTCATTGAAACTATTGTGGTATTTGATGCAATTGGATTTAATAAGGTAAAGGATAACCTAACTTTTAGCTTTGATGTTTATTCTTCACCGGATTCTAATTTAACACCTGAAAATACAGATCTTCAAGAACATTGTACAAAACTCTTGGAAAGTATTATAATATCAGGTATTGAAGATGGTACAGTTGAACTAAAGGAATCAGATGCAAGCGAATCTTGAACAAACAATTTTAAGAAACCTCCTTACAGATGAAAAATTCATGCGTAAGGTTTTGCCTTTTATTAAGCCTGATTACTTTGAAGGCATTTATAAAATTCTTTTTAAAGAAGCAGGTAAGTTTGTTGCTAAATATAATAAGCTTCCGACTGCAGAAGCTTTTCAAATTGAAATTGATAAAACAGATAGATTAACAGATGAACAATATCGAATGTCATCTGAAATTCTTCCACATTTGTTTTCTAATGAAAAGGTCGACGAAGATTGGCTCAATGACACAACTGAGAAGTGGTGTCAAGATCGTGCAATCCATAATGCAATTATGGAATCAATATCTATTATTGATGGTAAACATGAGACACTGACAAAAGGAGCTTTACCTGATTTATTGAGTAAAGCACTCGGTGTTGGATTTGATAATAATGTAGGACATGACTATACTGAAAATGCAGAACAACGATTCGAATTTTATCACACTACGGAAGAACGCTTACCTTTTGACCTTGAATACTTCAACCGAATTACAAAGGGAGGTTTGCCGGCTAAAACGCTTAATATTGCTCTTGCAGGGACTGGTGTGGGTAAGTCTCTCTTCATGTGTCATATGGCTGCTGCTTCACTAACACAACAAAGCAATGTTTTATACATAACTATGGAGATGGCCGAGGAGCGTATTGCAGAACGTATTGATGCTAACTTATTGAATGTGCCTATTGATCAATTGGATAAACTGTCAAAAGATATGTTTACCACAAAAGTTGCAGATATTTCTCGTAAAACAAATGGTAAGTTAATTATCAAAGAGTATCCAACTGGTCAGGCACATAGCGGCCATTTTCGCGGATTATTAAATGAGTTGAAATTGAAAAAGGAATTTATTCCAGATATTATTTTTATTGATTATTTAAATATTTGTTCAAGTTCACGCATGAAAGGTATGGGTGGTGCG